TTAAAATGGTCCGAAGTAACCGCAACGCCAACAACACTCAATGTTGCTGAACCTGCGTATTCAAATACTTCGGGTAAATTATTCGTAGGTGGTACAAATCAAGTACCAATTCTTATTGGTGGTAAATATTATGTAGACCGTGTCGATGAAGCAACAAGTGCCAATACTGCCAATGTAATCGTTAAACGAGCAACAGATGGTGGATTCTCTGCATCATATGTTCGTGCAGCTTTATTCGGTAATGCGAATACTGCAACTACATTACAAACTGGAAGAACGATTGGTGTCACAGGTGATGTTGATGCAAACTCAGTATCATTTGATGGTTCACAAAACATTACACTCAACTTAGAACTTACCAATACAGGCGTATCCGCAGGTAATTATGGTGGTGGTTCTGTTATTCCAACATTTGCAGTTGATGTAGATGGTCGTATTACTTCTGCGGCCAATGTGTCCGTTGCAACAGGTTTAAGTGTTGCAGGTGATTCTGGTACAGACACCGTTGCACTATTAACTGACACTCTAACATTCGTTGGTGGTGATGGTATCACATCAACAGTTTTTGCTGCCAATACTGCCGCAAAATTTGAAGTTGACAATACTGTTATTCGCAATTCTGGCGCACAATCTATTACTGGTGACCTTGCTGTTACTGGTAACTTGGTTGTTATGGGAACTGAAATTGTTCAAGATGTTTCAACAGTTAGAACAGAAGATTCTCTGATTGAATTATCTGCAAACAATGCCGCTGATGCATTAGACATTGGTTTCTTTGGTACATATGTAAACTCCGGTACAAAATATACTGCATTGTTCCGTGATGCATCTGATTCTGGTAAATACAAACTATTAACTGGTGGTACAGAAAAACCAACTGCTGGTAATACAGTTAATACTCAAGCGTTTTCAACTGCTACTTTAGTTACAAACATAACAGGTGGTACAGTTTCGGGCCTAACTGCTAACATTGCAATCGCTGATGGTGGTACAAACGCCAATTTCTTCCCAACTGGCAACTTAGTAATGTATGACGGTACCCGTTTAGTTGGTATCGCAAACACCGGCATTTCTGCACAAACAACAGGTGCAGCAGATAGAACAGTTGTTGTTCAAGTTGACAATTATGGTCGTGTTGTTGGTTTAACTAACACCGCAATCGCAATTTCTACTACACAAATAATCTCTGGTACATTACCAATTGCTCGTGGCGGTACAAATCAAACATCATACACTACTGGTGCGATGTTACAATTTGATGGCACAAGCGTTTCATCACTTGCTAATACAGGTACTGCTGCAACTTATGCTAATGCATCACATGTTCCAGTCATCACAACCGATGTTTATGGTCGTGTATCCGCAGTAACGAATACTGCAATTGCAATTGATACTTCACAAATTACTTCAGGCACATTAGGTGTTGCAAGAGGTGGTTCTGGTGCAAGTTCATTCTCAACTAAAGGTGTTATTGTTTCTGATAATGCATCTGGTACAGGCGCTCTCTCTGCATTGACTTCTGCAACCGAAGGTCATGTGTTACAAATTAATGCTTCTGGTGTTCCAACATTTGCACACCTTAACGGTGGTTTTTTCTAAGATTATGAAAGGTCTTTATTATGAACGATATAAAGTTTTTAGAGAAGTATAATGAATCTGCACTTGATAATTTTGTTGCCGTTGTAAAACAAAACATTTTATTTCAGGCACAAATTTCTTATTTGTCCGAGCAAAATGCTCAAATGAATGAATTGAAAACTCAAATTGCAGATTTTGAACCTGTGAAAGAAGCTTTGGTTAAACTGAGAGATGAAAACATCGGTTTAACACAACAGCTAAATAATAAGATTAATATAATTGAAGGTGCGAATAAGTCAGATGCCGAAAAGTATCGTTTACAAACTTCTCTGAATGAACAGAGCCGTGAGATTGAACGATTGAATAACGGACTATCTGCTTTGCAAGAACAGTTAAAAGAACAAACAGAATATATTGCAAAGTTGGAAGATATGTTACCAAAGACTGCAAAGAAAAAATTAGGCATCACTCAAGAAACGATTGTAGAGGAGACACCATCAGAAGTTACCTTTGATAATGAAGAAACAAAAACATTATCTAAAGGCGGATCCTTCTAAATGGCAAACACAGTAATTGCACTACGACAATCTGGTGCAACGGGTAATACTCCTTCTCTAGGCGTATTGGCAAACGGCGAGTTATCTCTTAACTACGCTGATAGTATTCTATACTTTAAAACGGCCTCAAACACACTAGGATCAATTAGGACCACACAACCCGCAGGTCTGACAACAGAGATTCAGTTCAATGATGCAGGTTCATTCGGTACTGATTCTAATTTTACTTATAATAAAACTACCGACATTCTTACAGTTGTTGGTGGCGTTATTGCTGCAGGTATCAATGTTGCACCATCAATCACATCGGCTTTCAATCAAGCAAACTCTGTTTACTTACCCTCTGTTACTCGTTTAAATGTAACTCATTCTGGTTCAAGCGCTTATTTAATTGACCAATATACGGGAAATAATCCAGAACTTTACATACGAGCAGGTGAAACTCTTGCTTTTAATTTAGATGTAACAGGTCATCCATTTTTAATTCGTGTCTCAAGTGGAGGTACACTCTATAATGTTGGACTTACGCATGTAACAACAACTGGAACTGTTACAACAAATTCAAGCGCTCAAGCTCAAGTAGCAGGCACATTATATTGGAAAGTACCTGCTGAACTAGCAGGAAATACTTATGTGTATCAATGTCAAGTTCATGGTGGTATGGTTGGTAACATTGTTATTGAAAGACCAAATCAAGCAAATTCTGCTGCTTTGTATGCAAATTCTGCGTTTGATAAAGCTAACTCCGCAAATGTAACCGCAGAGTCATCATTTTCTAAGGCTAATACTGCCAATGTTACCGCAGAAGCATCTTTCTTTAAAGCCAATACTGCTAATGTGACCGCAGAAGCTGCATACAGTAGAGCAAATTCTGCCAATGTCTTAGCACAAGCATCATTCAATGCCGCTAACACGGCTCAATCAGATGCAACTGGTGCCTTTTCAAAAGCAAATTCTGCAAATGTATTAGCACAAAATGCCTATGACTTTGCAAATACCATATCGGGTGGAGCTGCAATTGATAATGTGGCTAGAGCTTCAGCTAATTCTGCAACTACTTTAGCACAAGCGGCATTTAATCAAGCAAATACTGCAATCGCAGCGGGAAGTGGTGATGCATTGGCATTTGCAATTGCACTAGGATAAATAACAATTATGGCAACTCCATCAACAAGAACACAATTTAAAGATTACTGTATGCGCCGTCTAGGTTGGCCGGTGTTGCAGATTAATGTCGATGACGACCAAGTAGAGGATCGTATTGACGATGCACTATCATTTTTTAACGACTATCATTGGGATGGCGTTGAAAAAATTTATATGAAACACAAGATTACAGACCTCGATAGGTCACGCCGTTGGATTTATTGTCCAGATGCGGTAACATCTGTAACTGGTGTTTTGCCTTTTGATGACTCGAATTCTTCCATTAATATGTTTGATTTGCGTTATCAATTGCGTTTGCACGACTTATACGATTTTACATCGGTAAGTTATGTTTCATATGAAATCACAATGCAACATATTCGTTCATTGCAATTATTATTTTCTGGTACACCTCAGTTCCGTTTTAATCGTCACCAAAACAAAGTATTTTTAGACATTGATTGGGATAGAGATTTACAAACAGGTGAGTATGTTATTATCGAATGTTATCGCAAATTGGTACCAGATACAATCACATTGACTGGTAGTGTTACCGGCAATACAACATCAAATACAATTATTGGATATGGTACTAAATTTGACCAAGAAGTATTAGAGAACGATGTTATTACTATTGGTACTGAATCAAAACAAATTCGTCATATCAATTCTGCCACAGAAATGACAGTAATCGATCCAATGACTACCGTGGTCAACAATGTGTCAGTCACAACTGCGGGCATCTCTGATGTTTGGAATGACCGAACATTGAAAAAGTATGCAACTGCTCTCATCAAAAGACAATGGGGTGAGAACTTGAAAAAATTTGGTGGCATACAAATGCCGGGTGGTGTTACATTAAACGGTAAAGAGATATGGGATGAAGCGCAAGCGGAGATTGATAAGATAGAAGAAGATATGCATAACTTCAATAGTCTTCCTAGTGAAATCTTTACTGGATAATGAATGCCAACAAATTTTTACTTCAATAATTTTCCTTCTCAACAAATTACTCCCGAGCAATTGCTCGTTGAGGATTTGGTTATTGAAGCCATGCAAATACATGGCATGGATGTTTTTTACCTTCCAAGAACTAGTCGTGACCAAGTAGATTACCTCTATGGTGAAGATACACTTAAACAATATGTAACCGCATATTCATTAGAAATGTACCTTGAAAATGTATCAGGTATGGATGGCGAACAGGACTTTATTTCTAAATTTGGTTTAGAAATCCGTGATGAACTTACAATGTTGGTTTCTCGCCGTAGATTTAAATATGCAACAGGTTCATCTAATTTAATACACCCTAGAGAGGGTGATATAATCTATGTTCCCTTAGTTCAAAACTTTTTTGAAATTACCTTTGTAGAAAACGAAAACGACCAAGCAATGTTTTACACATTAGGTCGTGGGCGTGGCGGTAATGTTTATGTTTATGCATTAAGAATGAAACAGTTTGTATTTTCTAATGAGATTATTGCAACTGGTATTGAAGAAATTGATGAACAGATTAGAGATAATTATGCAAGAAGTCAATTGAATATGAGTTTGACAGTTGGTACAGGAACATACCTTGCCGATGAAGTAGTATTTCAATCTCCAGATAGAACATTGGCAAATGCAACCGCAACTGCAATTGTTCACACATGGACAAAAGGTGCAACCAGAAAACTGGATGTGTATCGTGTAATTGGTTCGTTTGCCAATTCATCAAACACTATTGGTGCAACAAGTGGTGCATATTACACTACGGCAGGTCTGATTAGTGATACTGCCTTTGATGATAGTCCTTTTGAAGATATTATTGATAACTCCAGAATTGAATCTGAATCTGATTCAATCATCGACTTCACAGAAGTTAACCCATTTGGTGAACCATAATGCTTGGTAAAGAACATTATTATAACAGAACAATACGAAAAGTTGTTACCGCATTTGGAACACTTTTCAATGATATTTACCTTCTTAGATATAATAAGGCAGGCACATCTACATACGAAAGAATTAGAGTGCCATTAGCATATGGTTCTAAAGAAAGATATCTAACTCGTATTACATCAGACCCAACATTGACAAAATCTGTTGCTGTTGTTTTACCTCGTATTTCATTTGAAATGACAGGTATGAGTTATGATTCTTCTCGTAAACAAAATTCATTAATAAGAAATTTTTCACAATCAACAACAGGACTAAAAACACAATTTAATCCTGTTCCTTATGATTTTTCTTTTTCTCTGTCAATCTATGTTCGTAATACAGAAGATGGCACACAAATCATAGAACAAATTTTACCATTCTTTACTCCAGATTTTACTGTTACAGTTGATTTTATTCCTGATATGGATCCAAAATTTGATATGCCAATCATATTAAATTCGGTAAATACAACTACTGACTATGAAGGTGCGGGTAGTGATGGTGCGACAAGATTAATAACTTGGGATTTAGAATTTACAGTTAAAGGTTATATCTGGCCAGCAGTTCAAAGTGGCCGTGGAGTAATCGGTACTGCATATGCAAATACTGCCGCACCGGCCAATACTTCTTATGGTAGAGTGTTATCTAACATGTATATTAATACACAAGATAAACTTGCTCAAAAAGTAACTGTTGATTATGCAAATGGAAGTAATGTATTTGCCACTTCAGAATCCATTCGTGTAACCGATTCTAATAAAACGGGAAGCGTAATTTATTTTAGTAACAATTCAACAGGTGTTCTTATTGTTGGAGAATTGAACGAATTATTAGAAGTTGGAGATATTGTTAAAGGTGAATATACTAATGCAAAATATAGAGTTACCGCATTAGATGAAAGCCCCGTAAAATCTCTTGTAATTATAACACAAGCAAATCCAGTAAATGCGGATCCAGATGATGCATATGGTTTTTCAGAAACCATTGTTGAATGGCCAAATACATTAACATGATGAAAAATTTAAACGAAAAATTATCGGAAGTTCTCGATGTAGAACCTATCGATTTTACAGAACATAAAACTGAAATTGTTGAAGTTAAAACTCCAATTGAAGATGATGCCGAATTTGCAAGAGGTAATATTCGAAACTTGATTGAGAAGGGTAATGAAGCTATGTCAGATTTATTAAATGTGGCCAAAGCATCAGAACATCCTCGAGCCTATGAAGTTGCCGCAGGTCTAATCAAAAATTTGGCAGACCTAAATAAAGACCTGCTAGAAATTCAAAAACGCAAAAGAGACTTATCGCCACAAGAATCGTCTGGTTCTAAAAACATTAATGTCGATAAAGCAGTTTTTGTGGGTTCGACCGCTGAACTAGTCAAACTACTGAAAACAAATAAATAGGATACTATGGAAACATTAATCGAACAAATGAAAACAATTTTAGGTACAACTTTTGGGTTGTATTTTAAAGCACACTCATATCATTGGAATGTTGAAGGTCCTGACTTTGCACAATACCATGAGTTTTTAGGAAATTTTTATGAATCTGTATATGGCAATGTTGATTCAATTGCCGAACATATTCGTGCTTTAGATTCATATGCACCGGTAGCTTTAAGTAGAATGTTGGAACTATCTGATATTGAAGAAAAAGATTCTATTCCAACCGCACTAGCAATGATTGCAGATTTAAAAACTGACAATGAAAGATACATGATGCATTTGCGTGCCGGCATTGCTGCGGCTGACCAAGCAAACGAACCCGCAGTAGGTAACTTTCTACAAGATATTTTAGACCAACACCAAAAACACGGTTGGATGTTAAGAAGTTTTATTAAATAAAATGTCAGATGGATACCTTGGTAATGATAGACTGAAAAGAGTTGGTGTAGAATTATCTTACACCG